TGAATCAATTATGGCTTCGGATTCGGCACGATCTGATGTGGCAAATATAGTTTCCACAATGTCTGCGAATCGTTCGTGACCACCTTTTGAGTCACGCATCATTCGGGGATAGTTTCCTGAATCAAATTCACGATTAGCTCGTTGCACCGCTTCCAAATGCATCCAAACATTGTGCCCCATCAGCAATGCATACGAGAATGAATCCCATGATGTCTTGCCTTCTTTGCCGATCTTGTTGAGATCGCCGGGCTTGTAGATACAGATGTCCTTCATAGTAAACAGTCGACTCAGCGGACTCTCATCAAAGTGATTGACCAATCCATCTGCGATCACGGCCTGTCCATAAGGTCGTGTGTCTGTGCTGTATTTCTTGTCATCTGCGATGGGACTCATCCTGTAGCACCACTTGTCGTTGTGCGGCAAGTCAATGTGATGATACACTTGGCCATTAGCAGTAGCAAGGAATGGGCTGGCACAATCAAAGGAGATAGTGAAATCTGGGTTGACATATTTCCTAACAGCCCTTTGAATCACGGTGAGTAGCACAGCCCATTCCAACTTACTTGTGCCCAAGAAGTGCATCCAGTCATGCACACCCTGTTGCAACAGGTTGTCATGTCTCAAAGCCACCAGGCGTTTGAGCACAAGATGCACATCACACATGTTCTGACCGCCCATGGCCCATCCATCAAAGTGTCGGCCCGGATATTGTTGCGGATCACAGTAGTGCTTCATGGTCTGATACCATTGCTCTGCTGAGGTATGATTGTCACCCTGCAACACATTCAAGAACCGGGCACCACCGTTGTCTTTGCCCTTGCGATTTGCCATGAAGTATTCATTGTTGAACTTGGTTGCATCCACAGCTTCTTGCAGCGTGGTGATCTGACATGCCGCACTGGCCTTCTTGTCATGGATCACCCAGGTTGGGATATCCAAGATCATTCCATAGTCACTGAGTGTGTCCAACCATGTGAAGATGGCTGCTCGTTTCTTTTGTGCTTTTGCACAGCCTGAATTAGCACGCCAGTCGCCTTCCCACAAGCCCTTGGCGATCTGGAATCCACCCGAGTCGCCCAAGATGAAACTGCCCGGTTCTCTATTGCGAACCATATCTTCTGACCAGTCCTGCTTGTTGAGATCCAAGTTGGCATGTCCGCCTGAATACAGACTCCACCGGTATGGAAACAATGCCTTTTGGCTGTTGAGCCAGTTCATCTGTTCCATGTCTGTGAGTCCTGCAGGCAGTCTAGCAGGATCCACATACGGTTCATTGCGTTGCTTGCCTATGAATGTGGCGTAGAATCCTGAGATGGCTGGAAGGAACACAGCATAGTCGTTCTGCTTGGCTGTGAGATTGTCTTGGTTAGTTGTCATGTTTATAAAATCTCACCGATTCTATCAGTGTGTAATCTGCTGCAAATACTTCGCGAAATTTGCTATAATATTTAGGTCGACTCAATAACTCCTGCCAAGTTTTTGTGGCTCGTTTGGTGATTGGATCTGTTTCCTGTTCGTTGATTGGATCAGGTGCGTCAAAATTTACATTGCGACTGTGAAAAAAGTGCTCTACATTACGAGCCAGATCAGAGTCGCAATAAAAATACACAGCACGAGATAGATCTAACCCAGCGATAAAATCTGTTTGTTTGGCACTGTGTTCATCATACAACCAGGATTCGAGGTTGTCAAACAAATTGTCGGTCTGATTGACATTTTCCTCTATGATTGGTATTTTTTCACGAGCAGGACAATTTGAGATCCACCGTCTTATTGGGTCTCTCAATATGATCAACGGAACAAAATCTGTAAGATCCTCTGTGACAAAATTGATACCTGACCACCCGGATCCGGGCATGCTAGACAAGTATTTTCGCATCCACATGCTTGCACACTTGGGTATGTGAAAATAACACAATTTTAATTGTTGATTCGCAGATCCTTCGCCATACACATGGCTACTGGTCCAAGTGGCTCCAGGAAATCGCGACATTATTTGGTCTGTGCAGGCAAGATGTAGTTGTAAACTGCTAGGCCCGAATCCACGGTAATCTGCATGCAACCATCATCTGAGATCTTCATGGTCTTGTCACCGGTGAGACCCAAGATGCTCATGACCTGTGACACAGGCCAACTCCATGTGTGTTTGAGTGTGCCGGTGATATCGTGTTGGAACACAAAGCTACCACTGTGAGTGGAGTGATCGCCGAAGAAAAACTTGAGATTCTTGTTTTCGGTCTTGACCTGGAAGTTTTGTTCTTCAGAGTTGGCCTGGGCCTGCATACGGAGACGTTGAATAGCAGCCACAGTGGGCTCAAATGTGATGTGCCAGTTCACGCCTTTGAATTTCAGTGTTTTGAGTTTTTCGTTTATGATCTCTGACGCCATGAATCTATAGTTGTTGCGGAAGTCTCCCACCTTGTTTTCAAACGTGATACCATCGGGTTCTCCGGTGGTGCGCTTGGTAATGGTCAACTTGGCATCTTCTCGATATTCCTGCAGGTTCAGCAAGGTCTTGAGTTTACCGCCATTGGGCATGCCAAACACACCAACAAAGTCAGCCACAGGGTTTGCGAACTGTGCTTCCAGGATCACTGATTTGTCTTCAGCAACACCGTTCACAGCGGTGTCAACGTCAGTTCCGGTTACCTTGATCAAGTCAATGCAGCCGAGATCATAAGTGTGTTGTACTAGGTCTAAGAGATGGTCTTTCATTTGTTTTTCCTTTGGTTAAATAGTGTTCGAAGATATTCTTTGGAATAATTCTTTGAATCAAGATATGCAGATATGGTTCGCCGAACTTTTTTGATGTTGAATTCACGCTTGGTCTTGGCCTCACTGATATCCACATTTAAAACACCAGCCAATTCAATCAACATTGTCAAGTCCAGTTCATTATATAGATCTTGTGTGGAATTGTCAACAACTTCTGGCATCAAGTTGACCTTTTGGAAGATACCGGCCAAGGCCTGTGCTCCGCGGATACTGTCAAGCATGCCCGGTTTTCGTAATTCCAGCCACGAAGTGTTTGCATGATCATGATGATCATAGGTGATTTCAAATCCTAGTTTTTTCGCATGTGCTCGTATCAGCCGCCCAGGAGTGTAACAACAGAAGTGATGTTCGGTCAATCCCACAGCTCTCCAATGATCACAATCATTAAAACTGAATAACAAACTGCCACCCGGTCGCAACAATGCAAATATTTCATCTAGGTACTGTTGTAAAACTTCCCAAGGTTTGAATTCAAAGTATCGGAACGCATACACAAAACCAAACTGCTGCACAGGAAGATTCCAAAATATATCTTGCTGTGTGTATTCATTTATCACGTAGTAACGCAATCTGCGTTGATACTCCGGAGTGAACAGACGGGTCACAGGGTCCAGCAGAGCCTGATCAGTGTCTACCAGATACAACGGATCCAGGGCTACCAAGCTCTCCAGACCGGGACCATGCGCCGGGCGAATCACCATGCCCGGATACCGCCAGTCGGTATATGTAATCAACCTGTCAAGCAATAGTTTTTCGGTAGCAGGATCCATGGACTGGGTTCGTTGTAGGATATAAGGCACCGGATCCGATCTCAGTCCCTGCTGATAAAGATCGGTACTGTTGGCAAAGTATATGGGCTCGTGCTGCTGGATCAATGCCTGCACATCTCCACGAAGTTTTTTTAATTCTTCTTCGTATTGCTTTAGAGATGTCCCTAAGTTTTCTTGTATTGATATTAGTACGGCTGCATGATCACCGGCCTGTATCGCACTGTGCTGTACCGTATGAGTGATCTTGGTGACTTCTGCCATGGCTGTGGCCACAGCCTCATGCACATTGAGCGTGTCAAGATGGTTTAGATAACTAACTACGGAGCTGAGTTTCATTCGAACGAAAATAAACTGGTAAATGTGTTGGCTGTGTTGGTGCTGCTTTTCAAGTCCCAACCCAACACACCCAAGAGATTGTCAATCTTCTGATCAACCACCGTGGCTTCCATCTCGCTATCCGCAAACGGCAAGTCTTTGAACCACTGTGGCAAGTGCATCTCATCTGTAGGATAACCAATACTGGTCCAACCCAGGGCGTTGGGTTTGAGTTTGCACACGATGGTCTTCATACCATCCACGATCTGCATGGAGTAGTTGTCAGAGTTCATGCGTCGCAGGGTGTTCCAGTTCATGGCCGCTCGCACATGGCCGGGCATGTTGGCTTTGCCCTCGCGTTCTTCCGCCTTGCCGTACTTGGTCAGGTTGTTCACACGCTTGGGTGAGCCTTTCTCCCAGCCTGGGCGTTCCATGAATACATATTTGAACTCTCTTATGCGTGTCACGATCTCTTCTCTCTGTGTTCCTGTTAGGACCTTATTTAGAATCTCGCTGAGGAACTCTTGAATAATCACAGGCGTGTCCGATCGTTTCAGATCCAAGCCCATGGCCTTGACCTTTCCGGGCTTGCCGTTCACATCCACACGCTTGTTCTCTTTGTCGATATACAGCACAGCATAACGCTTCTTGGTTATGAACAGGCCAGTCCTGGCCACAATCTCTCGACCGCCACGGATCACTGATCCCATGTCTCTTGGACTGTGGAATGCTTGCTCCATGAAGCCCGGGAATGATTCGTTTACCTGATCTGCGATAGAGTTATACAATGCAATACAGGTCTCAGCAGACCATTCCATGCGGCCTTCTGCAACTTCTTTCTCTAGCATGGGCCAGGCAGTGAAATAGCATGAATCGGTGTCACCGTAGATGATTGATTTACCTGTGTGATCGTACTCACCAGTGATACATTCATTCACATATGCATCCATGTGCTTGGCGATACTGCGGCCTACCAGCGTGGTTGATTGGCCGATACGCTTGTCGAAGAATCTACAGCCCGGGTTCAAGATAGCACCATACAAGCTGTTCAAGTTAATCTTCTTGACCAGTTGTCGTTTGTCCCAGTATTCAAACTGCACGTCATCTCGGCCCTCAAATTCACGGGCTTTCTTTTGCATGTCCTTGCGTTCTGCATACCAACGCTTGAGCAAGCCGGGAATCACTGCTTCCTTCTCGTATGTGAAGATGGTGCCATTGGCTGATAAGATCCAAGGTTGATTTGAATCAAAGATCATGTGCCATATCTCGGCACCCGAATGCACAGTCTCGGCGCCATCCTGCCAGTCGATGGTGATCTCGGTGCCGCGTTGTTGGTCCATCACGGCTGTGTATTCTAGGCTGGCAAACAGTCCCTCCCAAGCAGCAGCAAAGCTGTCTCCTCGAGCCATCTTGTCCTTGATCAGCCGGTCGGTCATTATGGGCCGAAGTTGACCGACAATGGTTTCCTGCCCCATGTTAAGGGCCCTAATAGCACTGGGATAGAGCGAGTTGATGTCGATACTACCGATCCATTCGTGGATGCCTTTTTTGGGATAAGCAACATAGGCACCTGCGGCTTGCGTGTCTTCATCTGAGAGCCTTTCTTTACGGTTGGGAACTACCATACCACGCTCATGAGCTTCCACGATGATGGCCTGCTCGGTCACTGCCACTGCGCCCATGGTGGTTTGCAGCAGCACGGTATTTTCGTGCGCCAGGGTGTTGGCCAGACTCAAGAAACGCAGTTTCTTATCCAGCTTGCCTATCAACATTGTGTCCTGGCGATTGTAATCGATAAAGGTCTTGAAGTTCTGATTGTAAAGTTGATCCAAGGTGCCTTCAAAAGCAGTCTTGCGACCAATCTCTTCGTATTCACCAATGGCATCCAAACTGTAACTGTGCCGCTCTTCGTAGGTGTATTTGCGATACAGTTGCATATAATCCATATGCACCCGTCCTACCAAGTCAAAGGTCTCGTTCTCTGCGCCAAATCGTTCGAACATGCGCTGCTTGGGAAACTGATTCCACAAACACATGCGCCGTGTGTCATCTTTGCTTAGTACCCTACAGATACGATTTACAGTGTAAGGTATGTCATAGCCTTCTGAGTTCCATCCAGTAAGGATGTCCGCGTCCTGGATCAGGTCCAAGAATGATTTCAACATGTCCGCTTCTCGCTCAAACATAAAGCAGTTGGTGAATTCACTGGCGATATCTTGTGCAGTTGCCATGCTCATGTGCTTGGGCGGCACCGCCAAGGTCACAATCTGATCCAACCAATCCATGTAGATAGAGATGGCTGTGACCGGATTAAACGGATCGCTCACAGGTGAGAATCCTCGTTCAGGATCAAAGTCTACTTCAATGTCAAAGAATGCTGTATGTAACTTCGGGCCATCCTGACCTTTGTAGTTGTCCTCCAGGCAGCGGAATATGGGATTGATGTCACTCTCGTAGATCTTCTTGCTAGAATGCATGCGTACTTCTTTGCGAAACTCTTTGTTGTTCTTTGAAGAAAATCTTGACACAGGTGTGCCGTAGATTGATTGAAACTTGCCTCGGGGGTCGTCGTAATAGAACACATAGTTGGCAGGATATTCGCGATAGATTCTCTCGCCATCTTTCCTTTCAACCACATGTATGCGATCGTGTGCTCGATCATAAAGTGCGTCAACATATGACATAAAAATTATCTTTCTTTCCGTTTATGGCCGGTGTACCATTATTCATGTTCGTAAAGTGAACGACTCTCAATTGCTCTGTGATAGCAATTTTATCAGTCCTATGCTGTCGATTATACTTAGTATAAGATAGTTGCCCAGGATGCCAAAGCTACCACGAGTATACGCGCACCAGGACATGATCAAGCAGCCAGAGATCCACGCCATGTACAAAGTTATGAATGGCAGATGAGGCACAGTGACCGCATAGGTAATGCTACAGCCCAGTGATATAGCCCACCCTAGCAATTCCAAACAAAAGCGCAGAGGATATGCACGAAAATCTGCTCGTATGTAATCTGCTGTTCCGGACCGCCAGTTATTAAAGGATTGTGACATGTTTTTTTATCATTTCTAAATCTTGTTGAATGCTGGTTTGATAGGACTCAATTTCTGACTGCGTGATTTCCTGTGAGTTCAATTGTTCGAACCAGTCATAACATTGATCAATGTTGATTATAAGTTCCCTGTTGTTATAGGGACTCTTGTCCTGCAGGGTCAGATCTATGGGCTTTTTGATATCCAATTTAGAAAACAAGTAATACGAATCGGCGATCAACTCCTCATAGTAAACATCAACACATTGAGCAAAATTATTTTTATCAATAACTTCATAAAAAATTTTATGATGCTGATAAGTGTTGGTAAATTCAATCTGATCTACTGTAAATCTTTTGTTGTATTTGCCTTGATATTGAGTAAATTCGTTTGTGCGTTTTCCTACCAGAGTACTGGTCATTGAAGAAAATATATCTCGACGATGACTAATAAACGCCCAAGTTTTGGCATCCTCGGGCATGATCAACGGATTGTGGCTGTGTATAATGCTGGCACTTTTTTCATAGTGCCGAGATAGATTTTTGGAAATGAGTTGGCTACCAGTGCGTCCTGGAGTCAACACCACAGCCGAAAACATCAAAGAGTCTTGCCCACAGTTTCCAGGATGGTTTCCAGTTGTTCGTGATCTTGTTTGGCTCGACCAAATTCAGCCTTGTGTGCCAGTTTAATGGCTTTTTTCAGCACAGCAGGTTTGATCTCCAGTTCTTCAGCTATGGCCTTGATGGTGTCATTGAGTCCGGCACTGAGTGTGTCCACTTCGTGCATGACCTGCATGCCTTCGTTGATGATCTGAGTGAGCTTGATCTTCTGTTCGCCGTTGAATGTTTTCATTGAGTATCTCCAGTAAAAACACAGTATAACAACTCTGTGATACGAGCACAAGACTTTTCGGCTAACTCAATTGCCTTTTACGATCTGGGCCATGAGTGCTCTACGAGCAGCACGGTTTTCATCAACCTTCTTGGCATCGTTATCAAACTGTTTCTTGGTGGCCTGTACCATGCCATGGAAGCGTTTGTCACCGCGTTTGAAATCGCCGGCTTGATCGGCTTGTTTGGCATCCTTGGCCGCAGCAGTTTTGTATTGAGCCAGTTTATTAGTGCTGAGTTCATTGATCTGACCAGCAGCAATCTTGGAGAGGGTATCGCCAGACTGTACAGCATAAGTAGACCCATTGGGCATCTTCAATTTCATTCCGGGTCGGATGCGATTGGGGTCACTGCCAATCGCGGCCTTGTTGAGATTGTAGATAGTTTTCCAATCTGTTTTGTTTTTCGCAGTATCAACAGGAGTTCCCGAAGAACGCATGGCTCCGGCCAAGGCTGCACCGGGTGCGTTTTGTTGTGCTGCCCAAGCACGAGCACGGTCTCTGGTGGCAGCATCAATATTGGCATTAGCACCTGTTCCATATGTTGGTACCTGACTCTGGGTGGTTCGATCAAATTTAAAATTACTCTTGGGACTCATATCCAATGCTGGTGCATCTGCTGACTTCAAGGTCCTTGACTGAGGATCATACTTCAAATTAGGCAATGCACTGGTTGCTGCGGCTGGTCCGCTGCCATATCTAGCAGGATCTTCATCTTTTTCCACATATCTCCAAGTGGTACCCCCGGCATTGAATTCACCGGGCCCTAGAGGAGCACCAGTCAAATCTCTGCCCTGAGCAAATTTGCCTCCCCACTTTTGCATGTCCGGCAATGGTTCGACCATGAGTTGTGGTTCTGCGTCGACCTCAGCGTCGTTGTTGCCCAGGCCGGTCCGGAAATCAAATGCTTGGTTGACTGTTTTGCTAAATCGATCATGCTTAGGCGTGCCGGCGCCTTTTAGAGATCCCATGATATCTGGATCATCTATGGCTTTGCCTGATGAGGAAGCACCGGCAGCAGGTCGGGAAAGTGTATCGCTGGTGGATAACTTTTCATCGATGCGACTCATGTCCTTGCGGATAGCAGCCTTGGCTTTGCCGTATTTCTTCATGAAGTCAGCGTCTGCCATTGTTTTGAGATCGTCGGCCAATTCTTTAACACGGCCTTCCTTGACCAAGGCTGCTTGAAGTTTCTTCATCAGTGGGTTGATGCTTTTCTCTTTAATCATTGAGGGTACTATCTGTCGGATTTGTGGCTTTGGAATCACTTGCTGGTAGGGCAACCGAGCATCGTGCTCACCTGGCAAATGGTCCGGCAAGTGTGCCGGACCACGGTTGACGACCCTGGTGGCTGTGGGTGTAGTCGGTGCTGATGCCAAAGCAGGTGCCGGAGCAGGTGCTGCTGGTCTCTTGTTTAAGGAAGCAATCTCAGCGGAAATACGATCAGATACACGGCGATTTTCAATGTCATTGGCTCGACTGTCTGGAGTTGAAGTTGAAGTGTTAGATGGGATAATTTTGTGGAATTTTTCACCTTTTAATGTTGTGAGAGTGCTAACAGGTACAAAACTTACTCCAACTCCTGGCCCGTCAATTCGAGCCCTCGGTCCACCACCATCTCGATCCTGATACACATCATCTACATACACTTTTTTTCCATAGTATCTTGCATAGGTATTTGCTTTGAGTTCGTTAGGGGATCCGTCTAAAGGTAAAAAAACTCCTGACTTTCTAGGAGGTTCTGCCTTAGGCAGAGCTGACAGTTCTGCCTCTTTCACATCTTTTTTCTTGTGTGAATCCTTAGCGGCTCGGGTCAACTTGTCAAGAGCCCGGTCTTGCATTTGTTTACTGGTGATAGGTTTAACATATCGATCTGGGCCCGAGCGAGGACCGGTATCACGGCCTGCACTGGGTTCACTCTTGTCCATCTCTGTCAAGCCTTCCGCCACACCTTGTGACTCATTTTGTGCTGCTCTATTAGATAATTGTGCTGCTGCTTTTGTTTGAGCAATCGCCATCCATGTCTGTTGCTGTCTTCTATCCATTGGCTGACCTCGTTCTGCAACCATATGAGCGTAAATTTCTTTAGCAAGTGCAGTTATATCTTGATTTCGTTTTATGCGAGGATCATCTTGACGCATATTCAAAAGATCATCTGTTGTGTCTTCCGCCACACCTTGCTTCTGCATAATTTTCTTATAAGCACTGGTGATCTTTTGTTCAAATTGTTTATCAGAAATATTACTGCCAGATAGTTCAGCATAGTATTTTGGATAATGTTTGTCAACTACATCGACCATCTCTCTAAAACTCACAGTATCTTCCGAGTCGTCCGCCATGTCTTGCCGGGCTTGTTCAAGATCTCGGGTGCCCATGATCTCTGCATCATGCTTTTCGGCCCAGGCTATCATTTGGTCCGTGTTCCGGAAAGTCTTGTGCCATG